AAATACAGCGAATATAAAGACTATTTTGTAATATTTGACGAGTGCCACCGATTAAAAAACTCTACTGGAGTATGGGGGAAAGCTGGTTATAATCTTACTAAAATAGCTAGTGGATATATCCTACTTAGTGCTACTCCAATACCTAACGGTTGGGAAGATAGTATTAACTACTTTAAGATATTTGGTCTTACCAAAAATAAAACATCATTTATACGTAATAATGCTATTACCTCAATAGATATGGGATATATGGAGATACTAGGTTGGAGAAATGAAAACAAATTAAAGAATATGTGGAAATCTATATCAAGGAGATTATCCAAAGACGAGGCTACAGATTTACCACCTTTGGTATTTGAAGATATACACTTTAAAGCCTCAGCGATATATAAAGTAATAAAAAAAGATAGAGTTTATGACAATGTCCTATACGATAATCAAATGAAATTAAGACACGGTTTAAGGCTCAACACTAATTTAAAAAGTAAAGTTGAGTATATTAAGGAGTTTGTAGAAAATACAAACGACAATATAATAATTTTTTACAACTACGATACTGAGTTAGAAATGTTAAAAAGTAGTATTGATAAAGAATTATTTATATGTAATGGATACGAAAAAAATTATCCAAAAAAGAGCGAGTGGGATAGTATCAAAAATACTGTTACACTAGCTAATTATAAAAGTGGTAGTGAAGCGGTAGAGTTTACGTATGCTAACATAATAATTTATTTTAGTCCTACTGAAAGTTATACCGAGTATTACCAGTCGTATGGTAGATGTTACCGTAACGGACAAACGAAAAAAGTAACGGCTTATAAGTTTGTTACTGACGATACTATTGAGGTTGATATTTATAGAGCCTTAGATAGTAAACAAGACTTTAATTATAATTTATGGGAAAAGGAGACCTTAAAAAATGGATAAAGAATTAAAAGAAAAATTAAATAGTTTATTAAATACTGTAATAGATACATTAGCCGATAAAATTGGAGAAATGAGCGGAGCTTGTGAAGAGGCAATAACTAAACCTTGTAAAATACATATAGACAGTGAGAATGGAAATACCAAATTAGAGGTTGAGGGTGGTAGATTATCTTTATTACTTACTCTAGCTGGAGCTGAAAAAAGTATTTTGAGAGATTTAAAATGTAGTAAAGAAGAGTTTGAACTTATAAAAAATATGGTAGGTAGTGAGGAGGTTAATCGAAATGAGTAACCCCAACGTAACCGTAGATCGTCATAAGTACGTTGGTGGTAGTGATTTACCAACTATATTAGGACTTAATAGTAAATATGGAAAAAGTATTTATGATTTTGCTAGAGAAAAAGCTGGTATTATACCAAATTCATTTAAAGGTAATCAATTTACTAAATACGGTCAAAAAATGGAGCCAGTTATAAGAGACTATATTAACTCTTTATACGGTGTTAATTACCTAGAGGATACTATTGTTGATAGTGAACGTGGGTATAGAGGAAATACGGACGGTATAGATCGTGGAGCTGACGTACCTATCTTAGAAATTAAAACTTTTGGGGATGACCTAGATGTTGAATATTATACGGCTCAATGTCAGTTTTATATGGAAACATTTAATCAAGACGCTTGTTTACTAGTTGGATACAAAAGACCCGTTGACTTTTATACTGGTGTTGATTATGACTTGGAAAATGACGATAGCTACTTTAATTTAGAGTTTGACGAAAATAATATCGTTACTCACACAATTTATAGAGACGCTAATTTATGGAATTATATAGAGGATCGTATCAACGCTTTTAAAAATGTAGTAGAAGAAATGAAAATCAATAAAGAAATGACTGAGGAAGAGTTTAATATTAGATTTTGGGGAACTGATTTAGTAGAAACGGTTAATCAAGTAGCTACTTTAGAAACTCAATTAAATGCTATGAAAGATATTGAAACTCAGTATAAAAAAGCTAAAGAAACTTTATATAACTTATTTGAGGAAAAAGGTATTGTATCGTTTGATACTGGTACTATGAAAATTACAAAAGTAGCTCCTACATCATACGATACAGTTAGTATAGATACAGCTAAACTTAAAGAAGAAAACGAAGAGATCTATAACAAATATAAAGTAACTAAAACTACAAATAAAAAAGGTTATATCTTAATTACAAGTAAAAAGGAGGCTTAAATGACAACAAGCGAATTGATAAACGAATTGGTAGACAGTTTAAAACATTTTGGCGACCTACCAACAAATATTAAAAATATAAGTTGGTATTGTCCTAGTGAAAATGGTAATTTTGAAAAAATTAATTTAAACATAACTAATAACGAAGAAATAAAGGAGGATAAATAATGAAAAAATATTTAATTGGATATAAACAAGCTAACGATAGCTATGTTTATGTTAATACTATCGAACAATATAACATACGAGTAGGAAACATAGTAGAAGCTGGTTTAGACTTTGTTAATGAAACTATGGCTACTAATGTATGTGAGTTTTTAAATAAAAAAGATATGGAGCATACTTACGTACCAATAATTGTAACAACAAATATAGAAGAAATTGTAATTGAGGAGGTAGTTGAAGATGTTATTACCAACGAATAAACCAAAAGAAAAAGATATTACCCCTAAAGTATTCTTTATATGGGGTCAAAGTATGAGTGGTAAAACTTACTTAGCTCGTCAATTTCCTAACCCAGTAATTATAAATACTGACGGTAACGCTAAAAAAGTTGATACTCCTAGTGTAGAGGTTTACGACTTTGAAACTTTTGTAAAAGTACTACAAGAAATTGAAGAGGGTAAACACGATTTTAAAACTATTATTATCGACCTAGTGGACGACGTTAAAACAATGCTACAAAATTACGTTTGTAAAAAATACGGAGTAGACGACGAGGGAGAGGTGCCTTATGGAAAAGGTTATCGTGAGGTAAAAATGGTATGGCAAAAGTTAATGGTTAGACTAAATCAATTACCTTATAATGTGATTTTCATATCACATATTACTGAAATTACTGAAGATAATCAAACTATCGAAAGACCTAGCCTAGAACAAAAATACTACAATATGTGTATGGGACGTTGTGATATGTCTATCAAATGTAGAAAAGTAGGTCAAACTTACTTACAACTTTGTGATAGTAAACGTGATAATTATAACGAGGCTGATGTTAAGGATAAACAAGTATTAGAAATACTTAAAAATGTCAAAGGTGTTTTCCCAGTTTCTAGTCCAGTTAAAGGCGGACAAGAAAACGGACAACAAGCAAAAAGTCCACTTAAAGCCGTACCGCTAAAGAAAGCTGAGGTAAATGAATAATGAATATACTAGAGTTTATTTTTGGAATATTGATACTATTTGTAGTATTTGTAATCGGTGTCGGTGCAATAGCTTTTAAATATGACACTAGAAAATTAGAAAAAGAAAACGAAGAATTAAAAGCTGATTTACAAAAGGCACGTGAACGTAAAGCTAAACGTGAATATAAAAAAGTTAGTGATGTAGGAGGAAAAAAATAATGTTGTCAATTATATATTGGATATTAGCGATATTAGTAATGATCGTATTACTAATACACGGTGTTTATATGTTAGTAGGCGAATATAAACAAAAGAAACAATTAAAGGAATTACACGAAAAACACTTAGAATATTTAGATAAACAAATCAAAACTTTAGAAAATATAAATAATGAAAGTGAGGAAATTATATAATGGATAATACACATAGATTTACAACTTTTAGATATGTACCAACTATTGAATATAAAAGCGATTTAATAACTGGAGATATAGTAACTCTTAGAAATGGAGATAGATTACTTTATGACGCAACCGAAGAAGAGTTTAGAGATTTAAACGAAAGTAATAATAATTCATTATTATACTTATTTGAATTAAATGAAGATATGACCTACGACGGTAATGATAAAGCTAATGATATTGTAAAAGTTGAAAGACCGGGTATGTATGACGAGGTATATACAAGAAAAGAAAAACCTAAAAAAATGACAGTTGCTGAAATATGCAAGGAACTAGGATACGAAATTGAAATTGTTAAGGAGGATAAATAATTATGGACGATTTATTAAGTATTGCTACTAAAACTATGGAGAACTTTGATCCAGCTGTGGATAAAGTGGACGATTTTGAAAAATTACCGGACGGGGACTATGACTGTTTATTAGAGGATGTAACAGCTAGAAAGAGTGAAAAAGGCACTAACTGGATAAGTTTTAAGTTTAGTGTTATGAGTGGAGATTATGAAAATAGACTAATTTTTGTTAATTTCTTCTTTACTGAAAAAACTATTGAACGTAGTATCAAAGCTATCACTAAATTAGCTTATGAGTTTGGTTATGAGTTACCAACTGACGCGTTTACTAGTTACGAAAGTTTGGCTGAAACATTAAACACTATGGCTGGAAATCAAGCTACAGTTAGTCAGTCAACAAGTAAAAATGACTTTACTAATTATAAAGTAACGCCACTACAATAGTACGGAGGTGTTACTATGATAATCACGTACGATATTGAGGTGCTAAAGCACGACTGGATAATGGTTTTTAAAGAGGGCGAAGATTATCGAGTAATACATAATGATAGAGAAGAGTTAAAAGCCTACGTTGATAAACTTGTTAAAGATAGGAGTATCCTAGTAGGCTTTAACAACTATCACTACGACGACGTAGTACTAGCTGGTGTACTTTTAGGTAAAGATCCATACGAAATAAGTAAGAAACTTGTTATAACTGGAGAAAAAGTTAATTATAAACTTAATTTAATAACTCTTGATGTTATACAAGAATTACCTTTAGGAGTTGGTCTTAAATCAAGCCAAGCTAATTTAGGTATGAGTATTGTAGAAACTCCTATTGATTTTAACTTAGATAGACCTTGCACTAAAGAGGAATTAGAGTTACTTATTGGTTATTGTAAAAACGACGTTAAAGATACTGAGATGTTATTCAAAAAAAGACAAGACTATTTTCAAGCTAAGTTTGAAATAGTTAACGAGTTTAATTTACCAGTACCATACGTTAAAAAGACTAGAGCTATTTTAGCTAGTAAAGTATTAAAATGTCAAAGAGTTAATATCCCAAATGATAGGTTACATATAGATTATGACCCAAATATTAACTGGGATATTATACCTAAAGAGGTAGCGGAGTTTTTTAAAAAATGTGAGTATG